AAAAACCGCTCCCGCGCATACAGTAGAAGGAGTGATGGACTACCCCATGCGCGAGAACGGCAAAGCGATCAAATCTTGCGGCACCAGAGAATGACGGTACGCGCCGGGGCAGTCGCGCCGCCCGCATCGACAATGTTACACTTCGCGCTTGCGTAAACCGTGGGCAACGATTTCGGGTAGAACTTGCTTTGTGCAACGTCAATCGTTCCTGCGCGGGTAACAGCCTTTGCCGCCGCCGATATAATGGCATCGGTTACGGCGGTAGTGTTGTTCTTTACCTGTACGGTCGATGAAGTAACAGCGGTATCCGTTCGCACGGTAACGTCGAGAATCTCGAAGTCGAATACAAGAGACGGATCGGACGAAAGCGCCGCCGGGGTAACAAGGCCGACTGCGCCCGCCGCAATAGAGGTGACAATCTGGAAGTTTCCAAACTCATCATTCTCTTTCATGCGTTCGCCGACGTTTGCGTTCTGGTTTCCGGGCATAAGGCCGGATATACCAGCCGCTTCGCCCGTTGAAAGTTTATTCATGGTTAGAACTCCTCGTTCATCCATCGCCAAGATTGGCGTATCAATTCATCACGGACGGCTTCAACTTGCGTATCCACGCGCCCGCCCTTAATTTCCACTGTTTCCCCCACAACCGTCATTGTACAATCTGGCTTGAAGCTATCAGTACAATCGGGATGCTGTAAGTAAAACCACGGGTCTTTACCGTTAGGCTTTCGCTTGACCGGTTCAACCTTGAAACTTTCCGGCGCATCATTGACTGACACGTCAGGAAGTTCTGGTATCGCTACAACCTGAGCCGAGGCAAAAGGCTTTTCACTTGCCTTCGCCTCGAACTCAGCGCGGGAAACAACGGCCACGTTACGCCCTGCGGATATTCATCGCGACGTAGGAAGTCTGCTCGAACGAATCGATCAGGGTTCCATAGGTCTTGATGAGGAACGGATTGTTATCATCCGTCTTCGCGAGGGGTTCCATGGTGACGAGTCCACCGAAACGGCTACCGGCGCTGTTCGTATACGCGAACTTGCCGAGACCCTGAATCTTGTCCAAGTCCCAGAGAATGACGCGCTCAGGAACGACGCCACCAGTTGCAACGATCGGAAGGTCGCTACCCATCTTCGTAGTCACGGGCGCGTAGCTCGCGGGAAGAGTGGCAACGAGTCCAGCCGGGGCCGATACGGTCGGGTTAACCGAAGTCGGCGTGGTCGAGAACGTTACCGTGGTAGTGCGAGCAATCGGAGTACCGGCGCTATCGTACTGGTTCGCGGGAAGGATAGATACGAGTTTTTCAACGCCGGTCGAAGTCGAGCAATAAATCTTGTAGAGTCGAGCGGTCGCGACATCTGCCCATGTGAGGGTAACGGTCGAGACGTTCGCGCTTCCGCAAACTTGCGAGACTTCAGCCGATGCAACGGACTCGCCGTTGATATCGATATACGATACCTGAAAGTAATAGGTCGCGTCGGCCACGGTTCCACCGGTTGCGGCGGTCGTCGGGGTGATGGTTCCCATCTGCGTATCGTTGCGGGTCTGCGTGGTAGTGATGATCGGTACATCACGGTACGCCTGAAGTCTCCATCCGCCGGGGATTTCAACGGTCGAGAGTCCACCGCCGGAAAGTCCCTGATTGAGACGTACGTTGGTCAAGAGCCGCGAGAACTTCGAGAGCATCTCAGGGGACATGAGGAACGCCTTGCGATGGTTCGCGCCCTGAAGTCTCATATTCTTGTCGATCATGTCGTCAAGGAGTGAAAGGTCAGTCGGCACCGTACCGCCGCGAGTACCGGCCACGCGGTTGGTCTGGATGAAATAGTCAAGGCCGGGGAACTGGTACGGGTCGGCCTGATCGTTACCCCAGTGAAGCTGGATGGTAAGATTGTAGGCATGGGCCTGTACGTGATTCTCCATCTCGACGGAAAGCGCGTCAATGTAGTTTTTCGACGCATCCTGCAAGAAGTTGGTTACCGCGCCTTTCGAGCGAGTAACCTTGAGATTGCGGCCCGTGCGCTGGTAGTTCGATCGGCCAGTGGGGGTAACGCCGGATTCACCGATAGTCCCCTGACCATCGGGAAGCGCGGTCAAGCGGGTGAACTCGTGGTACTTCTGGCTATCGAACTGCGGATCAATTACCGCAATTTCAGGAACGAGCCTGACAATCGTGGTAGTGATGAGCTTTTCGAGGTGTTGGGGGATAAGCCCTGCGCCGACACTGGTATCGGACGAGAGCAACGCTTTCTGTACCAGTGAGCGGATTGCACCCTTCTGGTAATTGTAGTTCTGGCTCTGTACGCCGTTATACATGGTTTAAGTCCTTTACGTCATCACGACGTTAAGTTGAAATAAGAAGTTGCACCGTGCTGTCTCTCGACATGAGGTGCAACCGGGTATGATTACTTACTGCTTGGGGATATCGTGGCTTCCCCATTTTTCGCCAGCGGTTTCAACGAAACCCTCGGTGAACTGTCTGACATCATCGTGACCGTAGGCGTTCCCGAAACCCTTCGCAACGGGGATACCGCTGTTGGATTGCTGGAAACTACCGGTCGCGGCCATTGCCTTAGCAACAGAAGCCGCGATCACGTCTACGATATTGCCATCGCCGAGATTGGCATAAGGCCGATTGCCGGACTTCTGCACGGAAGTGCTCACGCCGCCATTTGCGGTGGCCGCATCAACGGCCTTCGCAACGCCGAGACCTTCAAGCATTTCGGTAATGACGGTTCCCTGTGCTTCGACTTTCGCGTTCAGGCTCTTGATAACCGTGAGAAGTTCCGCGTTCACATTCGGCGCGGCTCCCTGCGATTTCGCGACGGCTTTCTTCCCCATGGCAAGCATGAGAGCCTTCGCAACGGCCTTGACGTTTTCGTCGGTAACTTCGGGGACATCCTCGATACGGGTATCGGCGGTGTCATTTCCGGTAGTTCCTTCGGTATCGGAGGTCTGGATAGACTTCGCGATAGTCTGGAATGCTTTCTTGACTTCCTCGTTATCGTCCCACGGGGCCATGCCCTTCTCTTTCGGGGGCGCGTTCGGATCGGTCACGGTCTGAGCTTCGGCGGGGGTACGTCCCTGCTCTGCACCCTTCGCAACGCCGCCGGGATTCATTGCATCCTCGACGCCATTCTGACCGGGTGCATTTTCCTCGGCTGATTCCATGGTAAGCGCTTGCTGTACCAGCGCGGCAATGTTCTGGAGAACGGCGGTTTCTTCCGCGTTCATCGACTTCTGTACGCTATCACCAGCGTTCATAGTTTTGTTCCTTTGCTACTTGGTTCTAATTTCCTTGAGTAGCGTAAGCGATGACTCCAGACTCTTGAGCACTGACAAGCGCCGAGAATGGGCTTTCTGTACGCCTTGCGTTTCGGATACTTCCGAATCGTCCGGCTTGTACATCTGTGGATATTCTAGAATGAGATTAACGAAGAGCGCGGAATACTCCACCATGAGGTCATTAAGCTCTTGCCTTGGCTCAACTGAGTCAGACATAATGCGCTTTACCTCGGAGTCTAGGCCGTCTTGGAGCTGGTAATACTTTTTCCAGTATTCCTCTCTGGCCCCCGCTGATTCTACTTTAGCCTCAAGCGTACTTTGTAAACTTTTTTTAACTGACCACGGGGGCGTAACCCCTAGGGCTTTATATACCGCAAACGCGACACTTGCCGCATACGCGGGACGATTGACCAATACAACGCCGTCGAGCTTGACATCATCCATGACGCGACGCCCGGATTCATCGACTGACTTGATACCGCCTTCGGGTATATCGCCTTCGATGGAAAAGCCGCGCGGTTTCGCTTTCGTGTACGGTGCAAGCCCTAGACTCTGCTTCCATACGTCATTGACGCGCTCAAGTTTGACCGGGCCAACTCCATCGGTTTCATCGTATAGGCGAAACGATACTTTCCATTCGCCATTCGGGGTAATCTCTGAGCCGTCGAGCTTGCCGATATCGTCAATGTAATCAACGCCGTGCTTGCCCTCGTATAGAAGTATGTCACCTGATTTCGCTTGCGCATGGAAAGACTCGATACAATGCGGGGTCATGCGTTCGCCGTGACCGTCAACAAATATACCAGACGCGATACCTTCGAGATAGCGATGCTTCGCGCCGTCGCCGGAATCTTTTTCAACGGCATACAACCCGGAGTCTAATTTTCTCTGTCGAAAA